CAAGATACGAGACAGAAAGTATTCAGAAGGTTTATTGGGTAGACGGATACAACAAGCTTAGGTATCTAAACGTTATCTATGACGCTGATACTAATGATCTTACAACTCTTCCTCCTGACCGTCTTGAGGTTCTTGGTGATATTGAACTTACTCAACCTACCCTTGATGCTATTGTAGGTGGAAATCTTCGCTCAGGTAGGATTCAATATGGTTATCAGTTGTATGCGCTTAACGGTGGAGAAACAGTATTTAGCCCATTAAGTAATCTTGTTAATCTCACAGAATCATCAGTACACGCTACTAACACTGAAAAGTTTGCTGGTTCTTTTCTTGATGACAATACCAATAAAGGAGTGCGAATGGAGGTTGATATAACTTCCTTGTATTATAGTAGAATACGTATTGTAGCAGTTCACTGGACAACCTTATACGGTGATCCTGAGATACGTATTGTAGCAGAAAGACAAATTGATCCTGCTGGTGGAATTATTGAATTTACTGATACAGGAGAAAGTCTTGGAAGCTATACAATCGAAGAGATCAGATTACTTCAAACTACTCTGTTTAGTGCAGAGTTACTTGAAACAAAAAATAATATTCTATTTGCAGGAAACGTAATTATTGACGATTTTGATGTAGAGTATGACGCAAGAGCTTATCGGTTCCGTGGAAACTCACGAACAAATACAGCTTATAATTATGTTGATAATGCATACACTCTTAGATCGTCAGAAATACTTGCTGACGGTGTTGCTTTCTGGTATATTATAGATGGAACTCAAACTCCTCCTACTGTAGTAGACTATCTCTCTACTCCTATTGGAGATTGGACTGATATACCTGAAGACTTCGATGCTGTAAATCCTTTCAACTGGTTAGCAAGTGATGGTGCTCACAATTATAAGTTCATGTTTCAATCTAATGGTACGACCATTGGTGGAGATGGACCTAATGTGAAGTACGAGTTTGTAATGTCAGACACCCTTATCAATGAGGAACCTGCTGACAATGCTTTCAGATTCTATACTGAAAACTATGAGAGTGCTGCAAACCCATCTTATCCGGGATATGCTTCTCCGTGGAACGCAGGAGATAGAGTAGGTTATCATAGAGATGAAATCTACCGATTTGGAATTGTATTCTTTGACGAGAAAGGTAGAAGTTCATTCGTAAAATGGATAGGAGATATTCGATTCCCTTCCATCAGTACAAAATTCACCAATGCTGCTACCGACAATTATAGGTTCTGCACCGATCTTTCACAGAATAGAACTGAAGCACATATTCTGTATATCGAATTTACAGTTGATAATATTCCTACCGAAGCTGAGAGCTTTCAGATTGTACGAGTAATGCGTGAAGGAAGTGATAGAAGCGTCCTTGCTCAAGGAATAGGAAATATGTCTTCTGGTACAGGTCAGGACAGATTTCATAAAGGGTGGAGAGAGACTGCAAGTGTAACTGAAACATTCCAGTTCCATTCACCTGAAGTAGCTTTTAACAAGAATCTCGTAGCAAATGCTGGTGATTACCTTCAGGTGGTTGCTACAGCAGGTGATGAAATTGATGGTACTCTTGGAACTCTGACTCTTGAAGTAACAAGATATGTGGATTACGATCCTCTACTTAATCCTCAAGCACTTGAAGCATTAGTCTCTGGAAACGAACACAATGATAATAACCTTACAACATTTCTTGATAGCACTATTGTAACACAGGATTCGAATGCTGTTGTTCTAAATGGTGTCCACACATATACTGTAAACAATGCTACCAATAAAACAGATAAGGGAATAAACTTTGTCTGTATTCGTGCAAATGCGTCATGGGAAGCAGACAGTATAAATTATGATGCTGGAATAAAGCTACTTAACTACAGGCGTGAAGTAAAAGAATCTCGATTTGGTGGACAGAGTTACAATGCACGAGCTTTAAATGAATATATAGCTGCTGGTCCTATCGAAGATAAGACAGGTTTTCCTATAGTCTCTGACGTTTTTGGTGGAGATACATATGTTGGGTTCTTTGATTGCCTATATAACTCACATGAGAATCAAGAAACTAAGGGAGCTGTAATGGCAAATGCAATTTACTTCCCTGTTGAGACAAGTATCAATATGGAATATCGTCTTGATGATTGTTACCATAAGGTTTTCGTCAATACTGACAGTAGTTTCATTCATGATCTTGCAGGATTGTATACGGATACTGATCCAGATGTATCTACACCAACGATTGAATATCTCCAACTTACTGACTATTACCTTCATAATAACGTCTACTCAAAAGAAAATACTGGTCGTCTATTCGTTCCTAAACCTTTTGATTGGGAAGCTCAAACAAAATTTGATGTACGAGTTTATGCATCTGATCAGAAGATCAATGGAGAGGTTGAGGATAGTTGGTTGAAATTCAGAACTGATGCGTTTATCGAAGTTGATCCGCAGTATGGTCCCCTGACAGTTCTAAAGACAGTCACTAACAAACTCACTTTCTTCCAACCTCAAGCGTTCGGAACTCTGAGTGTAAATGAACAAGCACTTCTTCAGACTCAGGACATCGCTCAACTGTCTCTTGGTATAAGTGGTATCTTAGACCGATATGACTATGCTAAGACTGATGTGGGGTGTTTCCATTGGAGACACTTACTACTCACTCCAAACGCTCTCTATTGGACTGACATAATCAATCAATCTATGTTCATGTTCACCAAAGGTCCTGAAGAGGTTTCTTTGATGAAGGGAATGAACTCTTGGTTTAGGGATAACATTCTGGAACCTAAAGACTTCACTCGAACTATTGACGGAGCTATGTATATGTTCTATGATCCGGAATATCGTGAAGTTTATCTTGTAGATAACACTGAACAATTCGGTCTTATTTATAATGAACTAACTAATGGTTATACCTGTTTCACTGATAATCAACCATTTTACGTAATCAATTATCTTGATAAAGTTCTTGGAACCAGTGGTTCATTCCATCAGTGGCATAGACATAATGACTTTGCAGGATCGAGAGGTCATCTCTATGGAAGTTATAGAGAAATATCAGTGACTTTTCTCATCAACCCTGCTGTAAGTGACATTGGAATATTCAATAACTTCGAGTGGCTAACAGAGGTTTATGATTCCAATGTAGATCAAGCTCTCACTTGGGAGTCTCTTACAATGTGGAATGATTACCAGCATACAGGAACGATCACTTTGACTGTCGGAGGTAACATCAAGCGTAGAATGAGGAAGTGGAGATTTACTGTCCCACGAGCGTTGTATCAATCTCAACAGGGAGTGCAAGGTGCTGCTCTTACTGAAAGATATGCACGTATGCGTGACAGTCATATATTTGCTAAGTTCTCATATCTGAATGATACTGCTGACAGAAGATTTACGATACATGACATAACAACTTCTGTGACTATATCTAACAATTAGTATTAGAAAGTTTTAATGTGAATTGTTGAGTTCTTCTAAATCATTGAGTAATTTTACACAAGGACATAATAAAAAGTATTATGGCAAAGTCAGGCATCTATATAAAACCCTCTAAACGAGGAACCTTTACTGCTGCTGCAAAGAGTCGTGGTAAAAGTGTTCAAGGATTCGCATCTCAAGTTATGGCTAATACAGATAATTATTCTCCTGCTATGGTGAAGAAAGCCAACTTTGCTCGTAATGCTGCAAAGTGGAAAAAGCAGTTCGGAGGATATTTAGATCAGCAACTCAATGAGATTCCTATTCAAGACACTGTTATTGAAAGTGAGCCTATACCAAAGACTCAGTTTGGTTGTGGAGGTAAACTTGCACGACATCAAGATGGTGGACAACTTACCAAATCGAGCTTTGCTGCTGATGCTAAAGCTATGGGTCACACTATCGAACAACACGCAGCACACATCTTTCAGGACGGTGGTTCTCTTTATAGTGGAAGCTTTGGAGAAGGTATAAACAAACAAACTTTTAATACACAACAACTTAGTAAGAGACACGAAGACCTTACAAACCTTCAGTATCTTGATACTCCTGATGTAGATTGGGGAAGTCTTATTAGTAATGTAGGTGGAGCTGCTTTAGGTGCAGC